TCATCTTGTTGTTCAAATATTTTGAAATTCAAATTCTTTATAGATACCGGATTAAAGTACCTCGTCGGTGGATTAAAACTCTTCCATTGTTTATCACGAAGTACCGTGTGTGACGAATGACTGAAATGCCTTTCTAGTGGTACACGGGCTAAAATTTGCCCATTTCTCTCATCCAACATTTGCGCGGCTTTGGGAATATCTGGACACACAATGTCAACAAACTTAGCTATATTATTCGGGTGGTCGTCGGCATTGGGACTCGCTTCACCCATTTGTGTGATATAAAAATCGACCATCTTGATTCCTATAACCCTACTCATATCTTCAACGTGAGTATTTGACTCCAGTGTTAGATCAAGCGAAAACACATTATTGGTTCCGTTTACAAATCGTGATTCGAGGATCACATACTGAACTTTTTTGGGTACGTCTTCTAAGCCCATAACTAATATCATCAAACATTATATTATGCTTCCACCTATCGCAAAGTTTGTACTCTCGTTTAATACTGTCGCAGCGATTGTAGTTGGAATAGACGTATACAGGGATCTAAACCAGTATAAAAGAGTGGCTTCTAGCATAACCAAATGATTTACATCCAGGCCGTGTATCAGACACTCGCAACTATGGGACCCCAGTACCTACTGAATACATATAACTGGTTAAAGGCCGCTCTATGGGATGCACCACAACGTTTTATGCTTGATGTAGAACTCGAAAAAATCTCGATTGAGAGAGAAGAGTACCTAAGTGAAAACGACAGTCCTGAAAAGTAAGCATGTCTGAATACATTCTACCCATCAACAATCTGTTCGTCAGATCTACTGTACCTCTTGGTATCTCGGGACTGGCGACTGATAACCTTCGAATCACTTTCTTACAGGCGACTGCCCCTCTTTGTCCAGACGTGCAACGTAAAATCTGGGAAGAGGTACTTCGGTGCACGACACCACTCGAACCACCCCCGACCCCAAAAAAATGCCGTTCAGTTTCTTACGAAAGATTACCAACATCATTGCCCCGAAACCTGTTTCAAACATCATAGAAACTGTAAATGATTGTGGAGAAAAACGATACATTGACATTGAACGGGATGTTCATACGGAACGGAAACGGAACTTGGAGGTTCTTCTTGTGAAATGCAAGCGTCTACTTTCATTTATTGAGTCAACGCAAAATATTGATATGTACAATAAGATGCACAGTTTTGTGGGTCGAGTTCGTACAGCTTTGTATATGGGTGATGATATCACCCCCTTATTTGACGAATACGAAAATTTAAAAAATTCTGTAAAAAAAGGTTCAAAAACGTTTACCAACCTAAGTGATGCCGTGTAATATGATTTTATGTTAAAAATGGACTTGTTTCATAAAATCATAGATATTGTCGATAGACATGCTGATAAGATCCCGGAGGGGGATTACATTGAATTGTGTGACACCATTAAACAATTGAGAGACAGAGTCAATCCACCTTCATTTCTCCTCGATCAAAATCAACCTCTTTGGATGGGGGAACGACCGTCGCGGGATTTTCTAATCTCCGGGCCTGTATATCGACCCACTGTACCCATGTCAGATGGGCAGCCACGAGAATGGATTGAGGATTCATTGCCATCTGATCCAGATACCGCCAATCAGCGAGATCGAGAACAACTTCATCAACGATGGAGGGAACTTGATGAAGAGGTTATGTATCCAGGTTTGAATGAATTTTTACAGGAATTACACGAGGAGTGGACCGACCGAGAAGTCAACTCTCCCGATTCGTAACGTTCATATAAGGTGGCGCTGAAGGGTCCACTCTAGCTGAAGATCTTGGTTCCACGTGTGCAGATGGATCTAACCTACCAGGTGCATGTAAAACTTTTAGTCTCATGAGTTCTTGTAATTGTAAATGTATCTGTTTGAGTTCGTTACATATCTTCACGTACACCCACTCTCTCTTCGTTGGGAACATCTCATCATCCATGATTTCCATGATCTTTCGTACGTGTTCCATACCTAAGTGAAGCCTAGAATTTATATTTCTCAAGAAAAAACATGGGATCTACCCGAAGCCACCCACTCCCCACCGGCATTTTCGTTGAAATGCCTCCTACCAACGAAGAACTCATTGAAGAAATCAAGAGACTTCGGCAGCGTGTCAAAGAACTCGAGTCCCAAAAGGTGACGCGGGTAGATTACGAAGAGGTTGTACTGGACCCACCCGACGATGACGATGACGATATCATGCACGATCCCGATGTTCGTGAGATGGTTGAAAATGGTGAACACACCTGTCACATGTTTGACGCACCCTGCCAAGCATGTGAAGATGATGAGGAGGAAGTTTAAATTATACAAAACGCATGAAACCATCTTGGAATTTCATAGTTTTATAACCGGTGTAATATAGATGCATATTCCATATACCGTTTCTTGGTCCGTAAAGTATATTATCTTTTATATTAACTTTAATAAAAGTCTTATCTGATTGGGTTTTACTAAAATCAAAATATCCCGTTGGATTGGGATCTTTTGGATTTAAAGCAAATGTATATGTGTATATGTGATGTTGTTTAGGTAAAGATAATGTATTTTTAGAAGTGGTGTAAAATCTAAAATATTTAGGACCGTTTTCTATAGTTCTAATTACCTGTTGACCATTGATATACATATCTATGTCTGACACGTTGTCATATTCTGAATATATATCATCAACTAACTGTCCTACTGGAATAACAGATGATAAATTAAATCGATTTGTGTAATTAGCATATTGTGAGTACGTAGTTCCATTACTCATTGAAAACGCTGGATCCCCGAACACTGTATCAAGGGGGTTATACACCTTTTCAAAATCACTATTTCGTATAAACCAATGAAAAGTTTTTACGGGTATGTCTGGGACTAAGTTTGCCACAATTTCATACGAACCCACTTTATTCTCATATGATGGATGTATACCAACGAATTCAGTTGTTATCATTTGTGGTTCCTTTATCATAAATAAACGTTCATCATCTGTTATCTTAATTTCATCCGTTATGATATTGAAGTAATCAAGTTTTATATCACTTTCTGTGGGTGTAAAAAACGTCTTTTCATGAAACTCAAATTCGAATTCTATTTTTTGTTTGTGTATTGCACAAAGTGGAAAATAGGGTTTCGCAGAAACATCGGGATCAAATCGTCTAGAGAAGAAGAACCGTAGTGGAAGTGTCATCGGAATGACCCTCTTGTGTACATTTTGAAAGACTGCGTTACTGGACCATATGTTATGTGACCACCCACGATTGAGATTGAGTTCTGACATCTTTTCTTCGTCAGCATCCTGGTAGATGTTATGATATATGATGTTCCAATCAGAGTCTATTTTTTCAACAAGAGTTTCATCGACGAACATTGTCACGCTTTTGATGAGGTGATAACCAATCATTGGTGCATATCTATCTAATGGTCCAGGTGGATCATTGGGAAATGATGGTAAGGGTATAGTTATAGCCATATTCGATAGTAAATCTCCCATGTGTTTAGGATTGTACTCAACTTTGATTTTCTTACCCCATGGCCAATTAGATTCATTTTCGGTATTTTGTATAGTCTTGACTCTCTGCTTCGTATAAAATGGACTGTGCTGTTTATACGAACTCTTAAAAAATGAACTATTCAAGTCTTTGGAAAGTAGGTGAGTGTCCTGCTTTCCAATAGCTTTCAATGAAATTTCTGCAATTTCACTCCCCATACTCTATACATATATAATAGCTTTAATACTTTTCATAGATAACCATAATGACTCCTATCTAAAATGTATACACACGACCCGTTACTCGCCGACCATGCACTCATATTTGTCGGGGTGATGCCAGCATAATATTGTAATGCTGAATAAGTAACCGTACCTCCACTACCGAGCATTTTTTTCGTTCCAAGTCGTTGTAACGCAGCGGCTTGCTTGGATGTGTGATTTCCTGGCTGGTGAAGTTGACCACTTGGATAGCTATCCCAAGTTGTTGTAGTGTTATTACCACCTTCGGTCCAGGTGTAATTTAAAATCGCTCCACCTATAAGTTCAAGATCAGGTTGACCATCGGATCCAATAGCCCCGTTTGTTCTATGAGTGTTCATATTATAAGTACTGCTGCCACTATACCTATATATGCGCAATCTTGCTGTTATAGTGTAATTTCTTCGCCAATAGAATGTATAGCTAGTGCCCCGTCGCTGATTGAAACCACCACCCCATGAATTTGTTACCCATACATAAATCCCTGAGGAACTTGGATCCTTCCATTCGTATGGGTTGCCCGCTGTGAAATTTGCAGATAGGGAATAAATAAGTTTTTGATTAATGTAACTTCCAGATAAATTTGCTGTACTAGAATAATTCCTAGAATTATCTGAGTATCCAATTCTAATTCTTGAACTATAGCTGGTGGGGTCTGAGCGGATGTACAAATTTCCCAAACGAGCTATAAGCCCCCGTGAATAATTGCTTTGTTGTCTACTTGTAAATGTAGTGTGTGCTATTATAGTACACTCTGATACATTATTAGTAATATTGTACCCATCACCACCACTTACATTTCCGAAACTTCTTTGAACGAGTAGACTGTCAAAATAGTTCCGTATAACACGAGTCGCGACTTGTTGTGAAGCGTTATTATTACATATAGGTCTGTAAGAACGTGTAATTTTCGTAACATTTCTACCATTAATAGACACGGTTGATGTAGAATCTACCCACGTTAGGTTACTATTCCATGGATTCTGACTATCTACGAGGGGTTCAAAAGAACTATACGCCTCTATGGTTTGAGAAGGTGAAAATGATATCGCATTAACTGTAACAGTTCTATTTCGAGTACGTGAATTTCCACCCAAAACTTTACTCGTGGCTGTCCAACTGACGGTATATGTACCCGAAGCAGATGTATTGAGATTACCTGAACTATATACAGGGGTATTTGTAGTATCTGCAACAACCCCTGTATACCCTCCATCTGTATACGTACCACATTGGGTCAATGACTGGTTACCCCCATTTAAACTAAAACTGGCAGTGGCTCCACTAGTACTATATACTTGAACAGTTCTAGAAACTGTTCCTACATTCAGAGCTCTATCAGTGACAGAATATGTAATCGTGTAAGTACCCGGTGTTGACATATTGACTGTACTATTTGTACTGTATGATAAGCTTTGATCGGGTGCATTAATCGTAATTGGTGGATTAGGTATCCCCAAAGACCCACCATAATTTTGAACCACTTTAATATAACTAGATCCTTGTAAATTTAGAACGGGTGCAACAGTATCATTTGTAACAACGATGGTTCGTATGTTAGTTCCTATATTTCCAGCCGAATCGGTTGCGGAATAGGTTACTACATATGTACCAGCTTGAGTTGGATTTACTGCGCTCACAACTGTACCATTTCGGCGCACAACCTGTGTCACGGTTTCACCCCCATCTGATGTAGCTCCATGCTCTGTATACGTTTCCGAGTAACCATTTGTTGAATTATAAACCAAATCAACTGGATTGTAACTAGGATTGTTTAAGGATATAATCGGAGCACTAGTATCTCTTGTATATATGACCTGTCGTATGACAGTTCCTATGTTACCAGCAATATCTGTTGCACTATACACCACATTGTAAGTTCCTGGTGTTGTTGATTGAATTGCACTAGTATCTATACTAACTGTCTCACCACCATCTGACGTAGCACCATATTCTATGTACGGTTGTATATAGGTTGGAGAAACTGAGTCATTGAAAATTAAATTAATTGGGTTTGCAGATGGATTGGTAAGTGTTAGGATTGGATCTATGTCATCCTCAGTGACTATAACGGTTCGTGATGCAGTTCCTATATTACCAGCTATATCTGTTGCTGTATAAGTAACTGTATAGGTTCCTTCACTCGTAACATTCACTGCGCTACTATCTATAACAACTGTTTCACCACCATCTGCCGTGGCACCATATTCCACGTATGGTTCTGAATATGTGGGTGTAACCGTACTATTGTATGTTAATCTCACTGGATTTTCACTCGGATTCGTTAAAGTTACAGTAGGTGCTATAATATCCTGTGTAACTGTGATCGTTCGTATGTTAGTTCCTATATTACCACTGGTATCTGTTGCTGTATATGTAACTGTATAAATACCCTCAAAAGTCACGTTTACACTACTGACACTTACAGTCGCTCCTCCACCTATTGGGGTTCGAGTAATAGTTGTGACTATAGTTTCACCTTCATCAGATGTAGCTCCATATTCCGTATATGATTGTGAATATCCAGTCAGGTTATTGTAAATCAAATTTACATTATTATAGTTGGGAGTATTTAGCGTTACAAGGGGTGACGTGGTGTCTAGAGTAACTATGACACTTCTTGTAGTAGTTCCTATATTACCAGCGGTATCCGTTGCTGTATATGTAACTATATATGTACCAGCTGTAGTTGTATTTACCGCACTACTATCTATGACAACTGTTTCACCACCATCTGATGTGGCACCATATTCTATATAAGACTGAGAATATACGGGTGTAACTGTATCGTTATATATTAGATTGATTGGATTTTGATTGGGGTTGGTAAGAGATATTAATGGAGCAAGAGTATCTTTCGCGACGTTGACAATCCGTGTATTAGTCCCAATATTTCCACCAGCATCCGTAGCTGTGTATGTAACTGTGTACACACCTTCTACGGTTGGATTTACTGCAGCGACTGGTACCGTCGTACCCCCACCAATTGGGGTTCTTGTGATGGTAGTAACAATAGTTTCGCCAGTGTCTGCTGCAGCCCCATATTCCGCATATGGTTGAAAATATACTGGTGAAACTGTATCATTAAATATTAAATTGACTGGATTCGCGCTCGGAAAGTTTAAGGATATGACAGGAGCTACTGTATCAACAACATTCACCGTTCGAGTAAATCCTTTATGATTTTTATTTCCATGTTCATTAACCACCGAATATTCGAATGAATACGACCCAATTACATTGATATTTAGGTTATTACTACTATCAAATGTGAAATTGGGTGAAAGAGAAATACCTGGATCAAAGTATGGTTGATATCGTTCATGTGTTATAAATTGATTACCATCAAATACTTCATCAACAAATGGCCTTGGAAAATCTCGTAGATTTCCCACATTTTCACTTTGTCTATTAGCAATCAATGGGTAAAGTATTCTAGCTGTTCCATTTTCTATTTTCATAATGTTATAACTTTTAGCATAAACAGATAGATCATGTTGATGCGTCCAACCCGTTTTAAATCCTTCTAGGGTTAAGATTTGATTTTTGATTGTTGAAAAATTTAATTGACCAGAAGGTTTACACGACTCTGGTTGGGTGGCGAAACTCCACAAATATATACGCCTATTGAGTGCAGTATGTGTATGATACTTTGAGGATGGAATAGCCCTTAGAAAATGTGATGGATATTCACCTATACCGTTTATGGGTATAACTTCATCATCATCTAACGTTAATGATATATTTCTGATAGACTCCATAACTGGTTGTGGATATTTACTTGATGTAAATACGTTATTCGTTTCTCTATTACCATAATTTCTCACAAAGCCATCAAAATCTATAACACCTTGAAAAAAACATAGTTCAGATGTATTCGTGTTAGAGTCTTTCAATATTTCGAGAGAGCGTTTATTATTTTTCTGTACGATAAAAAACAGTTCTTTGACTGGGTTACAGAAGTTTAGTTTGAATTGGTTATTTTGCGATTCTTGTACAAAATCATTATCATAATTAATTCCTTGATACTCCCTCCA